TAAGTGTTTGGAGACAATCACCAAATAAAATAGTATCCTTCATGCTATTGCTGGTTCTCCTTTATTAAAAATAGTATCTACAACAGCATTAACACTTTTAGATGTAGAAATACCAACCTTATCATATACTGGAACTGATACAATACCAAATTGTTTCTGTTCATTACCTTTACGAATTACCCTACCTATTGTTTGACTAAGAGTAATATAATTCATGTTGCGTAACAACAATGCTGCCTCTAATCCTGGAACATTAATACCTTCACTCAGGATACTATGATGAATAACTATAAACTTTTCACGATCATCTTTACCCCATTTGGTTAATGTCTCAAAGAACACATCACGACTTACTTTCACCCCATTAATTACTGCACCAGTTTTGGCAGTAATATACATCCAATTATATCCACGAGAATATAATTCGGTAGGTAATTTAGTATCACTAATTAAATCTACTATTTGTGATGTTCTTCTTGCACATATTAATATCTTATTGACATTATGTTCATCAATAGTTGATAATATGTTATCAGCATCATCATCCACCGTTATCTTTCTATCTTTAATCATATCTAGTTGCTTAACTACAACTTTAGGGGGAAGAATAACATTTTGTTCTATTAACTCTGGTGCTGGTACTTGCTCTAATACTTTACCATAAATGTACTCATTATTCATTCCAGTATCTTCATCAGAATAACTGTGCTTAGGAGTAGCAGTAAAGAAATAGCACCGAATACCACCCAAATTTGCAAAAAATTTAGTAGCAGGGTTAAAATGTTGCTGGACACTGTTATGTGCTTCATCAAAGTATATTGTATTTACAGGAATACCAGACTCTTGTATTCTATGAAGAGAATGATATGTAGTAAATATAATCTTATTGTGGTTCCAATTGTTTACACCCCAATTAAAGATTTCTTTCTTATCTGTTGTTGAGTAGTGAGAAGTATCACCACTATGTACATGCAAAACTCTAATAGGTGATGTTATTTGTTCTAAGAAATCTGATGATAATTGTTGTGTTAATAGTATTCTAGGAGATACAACAACTATCGTTTGATTCTTACCTTTTAATTCACATTTAGCGTCTGTAATCATACACATAGTTTTACCACCACCAGTAGGAACAATCACTTGCCCCTTCTGGTATTTGTGCATCTGCGATAATACTCTCAACTGATGATTACGAAGTTTTTTCATTAACTAATCAATATAATAACATTATACCATAAAATCCCTTAAAACGCCATACAGACGCTTAGAGGGATTTTATAGGTGGAAGATGGGTCACAGACCGATCTGACCAGCATTGCTGGCGTTACCCTGTAGTATCTCTTCCGAGTGTAAGTGTAAGAAGGGGGCAATGCTAGACCTCCTATGTTTACCTTCCTCTGCTCCTACTGACACCTCACGATTAGTCTGATTGACCTTGCTAATACTCTTAACCGTCTGCCGACATTGATACCTTTGCATATAGTATCAGATTAAGAGTGTGATGTTCGGGGGAAGTATCCCTCTCTTACACTATTACAACACTTTAGTGGTTCCCCCTTATATTCACTTAGATGTGTACTTATGCTTTAATTCTTTCTCGGATGTCTTACCTGTTGATTGTAATACTAAATCTCTTAATTTCCTTTCACCTTTACGATAAAGTGCTTTACGTTCGGCACGAGTATATCCACTTGCCTTTGCTGGTTTATACTTAGGATCTACCTTTTGTGTTGCTTTCTTTCTTAATAACTCAGTTGCTTTCTTCTCTAGTTCTTTTTTATTACTTCCACCAGATTTTGCTGCTAATCTTTCTGCTCTTGCCTTCTTTTGTGCTTCTCTTGCTGATAACTTAGCAGAACCTCTTTCACGAGTTGGTTGTTGCTCACGCTGAGATCTTTGGCGTTGTGTACCAATATCTTTGCGATCCTTATAATCTTTAGCAGGGGCAGTTTTACCACCACCCACTGCTTTCACCCTTCTTTTCTCTGGTTCTGTTTTCTTTCTTTCAGCACCCACTCTTCCACCTTGACCCTGCCTACGGATCTGTGACCTGCCCTGTATTTCAGGATCGTATGCTTCGAGAATGAATTGAGAGAAAGTTTTCATTAAAAACAAAAGAGTTTTAGTTATTTAGGATTCTTCCTTAGTTGGTTCTTCCTTCTTGCGGAGTCCTCCTTTGGATACTCTACCAGATTTGATGAACGTACTTACTCTTTTTCTCCTCAACTGTAATAATTTGTCATACTGTGCTTGTTGTTCATCATTATAGGAAAATCCTTGATCTTTATAAGTTTGTCGCATTTCTGCGAGTTGTTTTAATACTTCAGCAGGTCTCATTGTAATTTAATAGTAATTATAATAAATTAACACTTTAATGGTTCCCCCTTATTATTAATCATCACATTGTGAGTAATGTTGTATTCTTTCTACTGGTGTTCTTGACTTAACATATTCTAATTGCCACCAGTTTTGCTCATAACATAATAATAATGTATGAATCATTTTATGTTTCATAGGTTTACCACTAGAATACATGCAGTTAGGTTTAGGTTTAACTGAGGTTTCTATAGTAATATATCTGGGTCTATCAGGAAATCCCTTCTTATGTACAGGAACATCACCCTTAAAATAAACCCATCCCTCATCTCTTCCATATTCTCCTCTATCCCAAATAACATAGTCATTCACCTGTGGATCATAGGGTTCCCACAGTGGTAACTGAACATAATCAGGCATTATTATGAAGTGGTTAAAATATCTATAAGAGAAACTATGCTATTGGTTTAAATCTGTTATCATTTGTATCAACTGCTCTCAGATCATTAGGATTAACACCAGCACCAACTAATTCTTTTATATAAAAATCACATTGATCTTTAGTTAAACTAACATATTTACCACCTAATTCAGTCCATCCAGCAGTAGATTGTTCGATAAGTTTATAAAGTTTTTCTGCCATTGTTTTGAGTAATTACTTACATATAATTATAAAGAAAAAAACCGAGATTGTCAAACGACAAACTCGGCAAGATAATAATCAACTGTGACCTCTAACTCTGCTGCTTCCTTTTCACATTCCTCAATAAAGTTCTCGATCATTTCATCAGTTTTGTTGATGAAGTGTTGTTCTGATGGCATAGTAATTTATGTAAAAACCTAGGGGATGTTAGTTCTTTCTTCGGTTGCGAACCGAGAGGCACATCCATCTCCTCGTAAAGGACTTACAGGACGTAATTTCTCAACTGAATTGAGACAACCATAGATCCCTGCCCAAATGGTGAAGGACTTATACATAGGGATCGGTATATTGAACCCACCTGATGCCTTAAAATAACGTGTGTAGGACTTACACTCAATGATTGATGTAGAAAAGCATGTTCTACCCATTGGATGCCCAAATTAGTGGGAGAAACATTACAGGTAAGTAATTTTAATCTTTCATCATGTCCTTGCTTCTTGTTTGAGAGAACGGGGCAATGATCTGGGTTTCACCCATGCTGCCCAAATTTACCCTATGGGAATCGCTTACACCTGAACCCCCAAACTTAATCGGGGCATAGGAACCGTATATCTCTCAAAACTGTCAAGGTAGAAAGACCTGTAACTGTTTCTCACTATTAATACACTTTAGTGGTTCCCCCTTAGTTACAAAATTGCTCAATATCCACACCAGAGAATAATCTTCTGAGTTGATAATATTCATCATCAGTTTGATCCTTTAATCTATTATCTGGATTAAGAGAATCTCCCATCAATATAGTTCCACCACCTAATCTCTTCTTACATAAATCAACATTATCTCTCATAATATCTACCCCATAAATGTCCTGTAATGCCTCTTCTTCAGTCATTTGATGTATATAAACCTTAACCCATTTGATCGCTGTTAGAAACTGTCCATCACCACATGCAGGGTCTAATATAGTCTTACCAACACCCAATCTATCAATCTCAATATTATTGAGCATCTCAATTACTAGATCAGTTGGTGTAAAGATCTCCGCAGTAGATTGTATGCGTTGTTTATCTCTATCAATGCTACTCATATAAGCATGATTGTTAGTTTTATATCTAATCTTATCCCACATAGCTAATCTCTTCCTCAGTTAAATTAAATAGGTTAAATATATCCTCATCAGATAGTTTCTTATCTCTTGGTAAATTAGGAAGAGAAGTAAATACTTTCTCATTACCAAA